TGGAACAATCAAGAACAAATTGATATGGATCCTATTAGCTGCGTAACTCTTGCGGCTGGTGCTTTTAAGACTATTAAGGCTGCTATAGGCGCTGGAAAAGACTTACAAGACATGACTAGCCAACTGTCCACTTGGGGCAAGGCTTTTAGTGACTTTACTAACTTAGAAGAAAGAGCTAAAAACCCTCCGTGGTGGCAAAAAACGTTTAAAGGCAGTGATGAAGAAACTGCCCTTGAAATATTTGCACACAAGAAGAAAATGGAGACTATGCGTAAAGAGATCAAAGATCATATCTCTTTTCATTATGGTCCTTCTGCTTGGGAAGAAGTATTACAGATAGAAGCAAGTATGAGACGTAGACGTAAACAAGAGTTATATGCTAAACAAGCACGTATAGATGCTATTATTAACTGGACTGCAGGACTGACTATTTTTGGTTTAGGTCTTGGTCTGTTATTTATTATATTCTATTTTATTGGAGCAGCACAAGGAAAGTGGTAAATGCGAAAGTATGTTTACTATGATGACAACGGAAAAGTACTCATCATTACTAGACATAAACGCATAGGTGAGGAGTACGTAAAACATGTCCTATCACAAAGGAAAAGCAAAAAGCAAAACAAAAAAGGCTCAAGGAAAAGTCCCAAAAGGGTATCATCGGATGCCTAATGGAAAGCTTATGAAGGGTGCTACTCATAAGAGTGGAAGGAAAAAGTAAGTGATAAGGTTACATGAGAAACAGTCAGAAGTTATTAGAGATTTATTTGTAGATAGAAATAATAGATATGCAGTAGTTAATGCTAGTCGTGGCTTTGGTAAGTCTTACCTTGCAGCAACAGCAGCTATTATAGCAGTACAAGAATTAATGGATTTAGATGAGAGTGTGCCTAATAAGAATGTGGCACTCATTGCCCCTACCTATAGCCAAGCAGTAGATATTTACTATCCGCTGATAGCTTGGCAGTTAGGTATGGAGGACTTTGCTGATAAGGCTTCTAAAGCAGCAGGACAGTTTTGGTTTCCCAATAACGTTCAACTTAAGCTTTGGTCCTATGAAGCATCACAGCGTATGCGTGGTACAGGTCAGTACTTTATAGTAGCCGATGAGGTTACTTCTTGGAAAGGCGCTGGAATGAACCTTAAAGAGTCGTGGGAATCGATTATACAACCTTGTGTTGCTACTCGTTGGTCTCCTATGAACGCTAAAAAGTTTAACGCTAACTCTGGTAGAGCACTTATCATTAGTACTCCCAGTGGTTATGACTATTTTTATGAAATGTATAACAGACAAGATTATGATGATGATTGGAAAAGTTATACTTATACTTATAAGGACTCTCCCTTCCTCGATGAGGAAGAGATTGAGAGAGTAAAACTAACACTTGATCCTTTAAAGTTTGCAAGAGAATATACTGCAAGTTTTGAAGATTCAGGTAACAATGTGTTCTATACATTTAATCGTAAAGACCATATTGACAACAACCTTCAATACTTTGAAGCAGGTGAAGACGTTCATGTCGCTATTGACTTTAACGTTGGAATTATGGCTTCAGTTATCTTTGCTATTCGGGGCAATCAAATCCACATCTTAGATGAGATGCAAGGACACCCCGATACTGAAACCCTTGCAAGGGCGCTTAAGGAAAAGTATAGTGATCATCGTATCATTTCTTATCCTGATCCTGCAGGGAGGGCGAGAAAAACTTCAGCTGCTGTCGGTGTTACTGATTTCAGAATCCTAGAGACACACGGTATTATTACCAGAGCACATAACAAGGCTCCACCGATTGTAGACTCAGTAGCAGCTGTGAATAAAAAGTTTAAGAACGCCAATGGCGATATTGACATGTTTATACATCCTAAGTGTGTTAATACCGTTAAGTCTCTAGAGCGTACACAGTGGGTAGAGTCTAACCCAGATAGTGCTACGATTGATAAAAAAGAAGGTGTTGAACATTGGACAGATGCCCTGCGTTATGCAGTAGAGTATTTGTATCCAATTAGAGCAGGAACCGCAGTCATTAAGCGTGGCTTCGGATTCTAAAAAGCAAAGACACAAGGAAAAATATAATGGCATTAAAAACAAGAATTAAAGGCCTTGGAATGAAGGCTCGCTCACGTTTTAAACGTGCAAAGAAAGCTGTAGGTTCAGCAGCAGGAAGTTTTAACTTTACTTCTGCTCGTAAAGCAGCTCTAGAAAAAGCTCAAAAGGCTTCTGCCTTAGCTCGTAGTAAACAAGGCCGTAAAGGTCTTAAGATGAAAGCTACCTCACGTATTAAACGTGCAGGTGCAGCTACTGCGAAGGCTGCAAGCGCAGGGGCAGCAAAAGCTCGTGCAGGAGCAAAAGAAGTTAAGCGTAGAGCACCAATTGCTGCAGCAGCAGCTTCCTATAAAGTTTCTCGTAAACGTGGACTAGTAGGTGGTTCAGGTGGCACTAGACGTGGTCGCCGCACAGGTAATGTTTCTTATGGCCCTTCTACTCGTGGAAGCGCAAATAAGGTAATGAAGCCTCGTAAGTCTGCAGGAAATGTTCGTGGTGCAGCAGTACCTTCAGCACGTAAGAGCCGTACTACAGGTGGTCGTGGTGGCGCTCGTGGTAATCAAAACTCACGTTCAAGAGCCTTTAAGTCTCCTACACTAGAAAGAGCACGTAACGCCTTTAACCGTTGGAACTTCAATAAACGGAAAAACAGGTAATGGCAGTTAAGCGTATAGCAGGGCGTCTTGCCAAAAAGTTTGCAAAGAAGTTGTCAGCTAAACAGTTGGCGGCTTCTCGTAGAAACATGAAGAAGGCTATTGCAGCTAGTGCTCGTAAACGAGGTAAAGCTATTGCTGGTGTAGCACGGAATCCTATTAAAGCTTATGGTCGTAGTGTTGTTCGCCGTAGTACAAAGCGTAAAGCAAAAGTTCTTTCAAAGATTGCTAAAAGGCAGTCTATAAATAATTCAACCTTAACTCGTCTTGGTGGAGATATTACAAAATATAACCGTAGTACAGCTATTCTTAAAGGTAAAAATGTTGGACTAGACAAGGCTATAAGAAATACTGGAATAAAATATCTTAAGTTAAATGTTACAAACGATGCAGCAGGGAACTTAGTTCCAGGTAAAAACAATATGTTTACTCGTAGAGCATTAAGAAAAGTATTAAACGAAAATGAAAGGCTAGTTAAACAATATAATACTAATGCTAGTCTAATTGGTTTTAATCGTTCATTGGTTGCTCAATTAGAAGGTAAACAAGGTGAATTGTTAAACTTAAAAGACAACCTAGCAGGACAGTATGCTAAGATGTCTGCTAAGTCTCTTTCTTATAAAGCAGGTACTGTTGCTCGTGATGTTACTACAACAGCCGCAGCAGGGGCTACTACTTACATGGGTTATCAAGAGTATAAGCGACAAAGAGCTAAGAGGAAGTAATTATGGCAGTAAAGAAGTATATTACTAAAAAAATCAGCAAACTTGTTGGTCGTAAACTTGGTAAAAAGGCTCGAACTGCTGCTCAAAAACGTGCTTTAGCCAAGGCTGTAAAAATTAGTGCTATGAAACGTGCTAAAAAAGGAGCTAGTAAGAAAGTAGCTAAAGCTGTTGGATTAAGAGCAACTCGTAAACAGGCGAAAACTCTTATAAAGGCTACTGGCAATGTAGTAGAGCCTTTGGCTCGAACAAGAGCAGATAAAATAACAAGGGCCGTTAAACTAGGAACCGCAACTGCTTATCTTGGTTTTGCAGGAGCAGTTTATGCTAGCGAGGCTACTAAAACTCATCGAAGAAATAAAAGAGCCTTGCAAAGAACAAAAGGCCCAGTATTAACTCGTAATGTCGGTCGTAGCAAACAGGCGGAAAAGGAATATCTTAAAAATAAAACTTTAAGATATCTAGAAAAGCTTAGAAAGCTAGACGAATATGAAAGCCAAGCAGTAAAGCAAGGCCAAATTATTCGAAGAAATACAGGCCGTGTATAAAAATAAAAAGTTTTAAGAATAGTGCTGATAAAAACAACCTAACATGTCCATCCGAGGATCGACAGGAGGAAAAATGGCACGAAGCAGAATTAATTCTAAGTCGAAAGACTTGATTAGTGATAATGGTTCGATATTAGTTTCCGTAGTTAAAGGTGAACAAATCCAAATGGGTGTTACCTTAAACTGGTTAACTAACTTGAGTAACTATACACTAACGGCCAAGATTGTTGAAGCAGATAGCTCCACTCTTGACTATACAAAAGAGGAACTGCCCACTCAAGAACAAACGGGCGGCGTGATTACAACGTTGACTATTATTGATAGTGATGCTACCGATAATAGCTTTAATATTGTCATTCCAGAAGATCTAGTAGATTCTTGGACAACCCAGCCAAGACCAGAAAAGCCTTCTTATGGTTGGATTGGCTTGGAAGTAAGAGATACTGGTGTAGGTTCTACACAGCAAATTTGGAAGCCTATGCGTGGACTTGTAGAAGTTCTGTATAGTCCAACGGAGGCAACTGTGTAATGTCTTATACAACCACTCTTTCTAATAATAATATTACTATTTCTGTATCTAATACAGACCATAGTGTATCTTTATCTAGGACAGGTGGACAGGGCGCTAAAGGAGACTCTGTCTCTAATGCCTATATTAATGCTGATAGCGATCTTATTATTGAGATTAGCAATTCTGTAGGCAGTGTAATAGAAACAATTAATGCAGGTAATATTTTTGCCGATGCAGAACTTAATGAAATTAATGATGTTACTATTACAAACGTCCAAGATGGTGATTACATAGCTTATGACGCAGATAGTCAAACTTATGTTAATCATCAGTTGACCACTACTAAAGTTACAGATATAGATAATACAAATAAAACTGATGGCGCACTTCTTGTTTATAATGGAACAAGTGAAAAGTACACAGCCACAGCAACACTTGACAATGTTAATACTGCTATTATTGGAGGAACATTCTAATGGCAACTAAAATTATACTTAAAAAGTCGTCAGTAGCGGGTAATGCTCCTTCTACGGCGCAGTTAGATCAATCAGAACTAGCTATTAACCTTGTAGATCGTAAGATTTACACTAAAGACAACAGCAACCAAGTTGTACGCCTAGACGGCGCTTATGTAGGTGGAACAGCCCCCTCAGGCGCAGCAGAAGGTGATCTTTGGTATGATACTGCTAATAACGCCCTTAAAGCGCATGACGGGACTACTTGGCAGTCTGCAGGTTATCAAAACCTTTCAGAACTAGAAGACGTAACTATTACCTCTATTGCTGCAGGTGAAATCCTTAAGTGGGACGGTAGTGAGTTTGTAAACAATACCCTTGCAGAAGCAGACATTCAAGCAGCCTCAGATACTGAAGCAGATTCTCGTGCAGCTATCTCTGTAACAGACGCTGGCGGCGATGGCTCACTTGCTTATGATAGCGGTACAGGAGTAATTACTTACACAGGACCAAGCGCCTCAGAAGTACAAGCACATTTTTCAGCAGGTACTAATACTACGTACTCAACAGGTACTTTTGATATTACCGATACAACTATTCGTAGTAAAGTAAGTGCAGTTGATGCAGGTGGAGATGGATCTTTTTCTTATGATCCTGCAACAGGTATCTTTTCTTATACAGGGCCAAATGCAACAGAAGTAAGAGCACATTTTAGTGCAGGTACTGGTGTTACTTATGACTCAGGTTCAGGTACAATCTCTATTGGTCAAGCAGTAGAAACAACCTCTGATGTAACATTTAATGATGTTACTATGACAGGTGAACTTAAAGGGCCAGCTACCTTTACTATTGACCCTGCTGCTCACGGAGATGATACAGGTACTGTTGTTATTGCAGGTAACTTGCGAGTTGATGGTACAACAACCACAGTTAACTCTAATGAAGTTAACATTGGTGACTCTATTATTGTACTTAATTCAGATGAAACAGGTGCGCCTTCTCAAAATGGCGGCTTTGAGATTGAACGTGGAACTTCTACTAATGTTTCTTTTATTTGGGATGAAGTTAACGATTATTGGTCTCTTGGTAATGAAGAACTAGCAGATGTAACCATTGACGGTGGTTCTTACTAATAACTTGCCTACAACCTAGCCTAAATAGGCGCTATAGGAGTAAATACACATGGCAACAGAATTAAAGATGAAAAGGTCGTCGGTAGCCTCTAAAATACCGACAACTTCCCAACTAGAACTTGGTGAAATTGCTATCAATACTTATGATGGCAAAATGTATATTAAAAAAGACGATGGTACAGCTTCTGTTGTAGAGGTTGGAGCTAGCAATGCAGGGGCGGTTTTTAATCGTGACTCTTTTGTAGCTACTTCTGGACAAACAAACTTTGTCTGCACAAGTGCCTTAAGTAACGCTTATGTTTATCTTAATGGTCTTTTGTTAAATGAAACAACAGACTATACAATTAGTGGCAGTACAGTAGTACTTACAACTGCAGCAACCCTTAACGATGAAATAGAAATTTTTAGCTTTGGTGCAGTAGTCTTAGACGATATCACTGCAACTTATACTAAAAGTAACTATACAGCTACGGCTAATCAAAGTTCTTTAACAGTTAACTATAATGTTGGCCTAATTGACATCTATTTAAACGGTGTTAAGCTAGTTGACGGAAGCGACTATACAGCAACTAATGGTACTTCAGTTACCTTTACAAGCAATCTTTCTGCAGGGGATGCTATTGAAGTTATCTCTTGGAATGCAACTAACATAGCAAACCGCTTTGACTCTTTTACTTACTATGGTAAAGCAGCAGAGGCAATCTCTACAGGTGATCTTGTTATGTTTGGGGGTGCTCAAGGAGATCACTTGCTCTTTAAGAAAGCAGACTCTAGTGCTACTGGGTTTATTCCACAGTGGGTAATTGGTGTTGCTGCAACAGACTTGCCCCTGAATGCTTTTGGTAACGTAACCTCTATGGGTATTATCTATGGGGTTAACACTTCATCTTATTCTGTTGGTGATTTACTTTACATGGATCATAACACAGCAGGTGCTTTAACAACAACTGCTCCTACTGCCCCTGATCATAATATTCTTGTAGCGGCTGTTACAAGAGTTAACGCTAGCACTGGCCAAATAGTAGTAAGAGTTACACATCAACCTGATACTGATGAGGTTGCTGAAGGCTCTACTAACCTATACTATACAGATGCTCGTGTAGACACGTATGCAAACAGCGGGTCATTATCAGGACTAAGTGTTGGTGGTAACATTGCGGTTACTGGTACAGTAGATGGTCGTGATGTTGCTACAGATGGTACTAAATTAGATGGCATTGAAGCTAATGCAGATGTAACAGACTCAACAAACGTTGACGCAGCAGGGGCTGTAATGAACAGTGATACTAGTGTTGCAGCAATGAGCTTTGTTATTGACGAAGATACAATGGCTTCTAATTTAGCTACTAAAGTGCCTACTCAACAATCTGTCAAAGCTTATGTTGATGCTGAAGTTGCAGGGTTAGTAGACTCTGCCCCAGGAACTTTAGACACGCTGAATGAACTTGCAGCAGCACTAGGAGATGATCCTAATTTTGCTACTACAGTAAGCAATAATATTTCAACTAAAGTATCTAAGTCTGGCGATACCATGACGGGTAACTTGTCCTTCGGCGACAACGACAAAGCCATCTTCGGTGCTGGGTCTGACCTACAGATTTACTATGATGGGTCGCATAGTTATATAGATGAGCAAGGCACTGGTTCTTTGCAGATACGAGGAACAAACCTTAATTTAAAGTCATCTACAAATGAAACGTATTTGTATTGTGTTGAAAATGGTGAAGTTGGCCTTCAGTATGACAACGCCCTCAAACTCGTCACCACCAGCACAGGCGTAGACATCACGGGTACTTTGACCAGCGATGGGCTGACTGTGGATGGGAGTGCGACTTTAAGCGGTGGAAACTTAACGCATACCTTAAAAACAACAACTTCTTCATCTACCTCACAGACAACCTTGCTGTTTAATAACAGAGATGGGAATGGCAACTACTATGACGTAGCTTCAATCGTGGGTAGAAGTGCAGGTAATGGTGGTTCTGGCGATATTGTTTTTAACACGCAATATGCAGGTACTGGGATAAAAACTCGTATGGAGATTGATCGCACAGGCGACATCAGCTTCTACGAGGACACAGGCACCACGGCAAAGTTCTTCTGGGATGCGAGTGCTGAGAGTTTGGGCATTGGGACGACTTCGCCAGCAAGGGAGCTTCATATTGCATCTTCGCAGCCTGAGATACGCCTAGAAG